GTTGATCCCCGGACTTGATGTAGACTGCTTGACTTGAGGCCATCACGACGCTCCTTGATGCAGGGAAAGATCAAGCACTAACATGAGACAGGGGCAGTCATTCTTCGGCTTCCCTAGCACACGCAGCACAATCTTTTCCATGGGCTTTTCTAGAAAGGCGTGGATTCCCGAAACTTCGCTGAAATCAATCCGACCACGACCCGCAAGGGGCATGATGGGCTGAAGCTCTGTCTCGTTCTTCCACGCCAGCTGGACTTCCAAGCCCTCAGCAATCGCATGGTAGACGGCATCGAGGCGAATGGTTTTGCACGGGTGGCTCAAATCCTTGAGAAGTAGAATATCAAACCAGTCAGAGCCGAATTCGGTGGAACTCCAACCCTGGACTTGAACATTCGCGTTTTTGATCCCGCTACCAATGATGCGACTGCTGAGGCCCGGCATTAGAGATACTCCACGGCAGCAGCGACTTCGAGCAGATACATGGCTCGAGCGTTCGCTGTGGTGTTCGTCATGGCGATCCAAGGCACCAAAGGCGTGAACGGAAGCATACCCATAGCACTACCAGCAAGTTGCGCCACAGGCATGACACCCACAGTCGGACTGGTCGAAGCGAAAAAGGAAGAACTCGGAGACGTTGCGACGTTAGTCGTAGAACCATTAAGCACAGGAACATTCCCCAAGGCGCCAATGGTCATCACGGTGCGGCCGTTGATACCGATATAGATCGTGTTCTTCCCATCCCAGTAAATGGAATAGTCCTGAATCGAATTGACTTCCAGAAGCGTCGTCAGCGGGCCTGCATTAGTATAGCCCGAGCCAGGGGTGAGGATATAGGGCGCAGCAACCGACGCATAAGGCAGGCCAGTTGAGAGCACCGGGGCGCCCGTGTTGGCCGCGAAAGATGTGGAACCCAGACCCGCCCAGATGGGATAGTTACCCGCGACACCGGAGGCTGCAGTGCTGAGAACCATCGGAGGAACACCATAGCCACTGCCAGGAGTGTTCACCGTCACGCCCGTGAAAGCATTGCCCGCGATCGTAGCACTCAGCACCGCATTCAGAGCCTGCGTGTCGCCGAAGAGACCCGAGGGCAGAGCCAGATCGCCGATATTCGTGAAGGAAGTAGTCGTCCCCGCCTGAATGACAGAAAGACCCACAGCAGTACCACCACTAGCCTTGTTGAAGTAGATGGCGTTAGTTCCAGTAGGTGCTAGAACATTGTTCAAACCAAAGCGAATCGTCGTGTCATTCGCATTACCTACTGTGCGAGGGTAGCTGACGCGGAAATTAATCCACATCTGGCACCCAGGAACGAAGGCATAGTTAAATCCTGTGGTAACCGCACCGCCGCCATTACGAACCAAGGTAACCGTGTCAACCGCCGTCGAGCCCGTCGTCGCGAGTTTGATCGCACCACTATTGTAATTGATCGAGGTCGCAGAGCCATTCGTCTGCGTCAGAGTCCAGTCACCTGCCCTGTAGGGGGTGAAGTCATCAAACAGCGCGATTTGACTCGGACTGGTGGCGATGGGAAAAGTGTTCAGCGTCGAGCGCGACGGGAAGGTCGAGAGACCCTTAGGAAAGCGAGTTGCGTTTGCCATGAAATGCTCCTTAGGCACTGGAAGAATCCAGCACGCCGCTTGAGCGACGCACCTGGAAGGAGGAGGGGGTTATTGGTTCGAGAAACCCCCGGATAACTCGCACGAGAAACCGCGCTGCTTTACGGTCCGTTCGAACCCGCAATGGCTCGCGGGTCCGTGCAGCCGAAGCTCAGACGCATGTACGTCGCGGCCTTGGCGTTCTTCGTGTCGAAGTCGTTGTCCTGGTCAAACTCAGGATGATCTCGCCAGAAGAACTGCAGGCCGTTCATGGCATTGGTTCGGACGAACCAAGCGTGCGGGGCCGTGAAGTAGTGGTTGAGCTTGATCCCCTTCGGGAACGCGTTCGTAGCCTGGAGGGCGTTGATCGCGTTGTTCGAAGTGTCGTTCTGGAGGATCGACTTCAAAATCCGGTTCGCGTTGTACCACTCTTGACGCGGCACGTGCAGCGACATAGGCATGAAGTTCACGAGCAGGCCGCGATCGGTCTGGAAGCCCATGATCTGGATGCAAATGTCTTCCAGAGCCGCCTCGGAAAGGTCCGCTGCGGGGGTGAGCACGTTGGAGAAAGAGCCACCAACAGTGAACGGGTGAGCCGCCGACAGAAGGGGTTGGCCATCCGCCAGAGTGTAGGCCGCGTTGAAGCCGCGGTTGTAGAAACCCGCGGTCAGGTTCTCGATCGTTTGGACCATCGAGAAGGCATTCGCCTTGGCCCGACGCATGGCGATCTTTTCGTAGAGATTGTCACGAATCTCTTCGTAGGTCACAATGTAGCCCAGAGCGTAGGCCACGTGCACATAGCGCGTGACCGGGCCTTGGATTTCCGAGTCATAGGTGATGGGAGCACCTTCACCCTTAACCTGCGCGAGACCGAAGCCCGTGACCTGGACGTCTTCCTCATACGCCATATCCGACTCTTCAATGTCGAACAGGTCCGGATACTCCGGGGGATGCTCGTTGAAGATCTGACCCCAGAATGCGTGTACTCCGGGCCAGAGTGCCTTTGGGTGGGAGCCCGTATTGATGATGCCGCCAGCGGCCATGATGTTCTCCTTTCAGAAGAGAAAGACTTAAACGCCTGCGATGCCGCCGGAGAAGTCGTGGTTGTTGATCTGGACGATGGCTCGCTGATACACCGTGTAGGGCGTGTTATCCGCACGCTGCACGAGTTGAATGATCTTCAGGTCCAGCGTGGCCGTCGTTGCATAGGTCGAAGGATCCATGACCGTTGCACTAACGGGAACAGGCGAGGTCGGCGCAGCGTAGAGCAGGTTCGCGTTCTTCGAAATCTGCGCAGTGGTCAGCGGCGTAGCCGTAAAACCTTCCTGAACTTCGAATAGAACATCCGGATCATCCACGACACCGACGTAGTAGATGCTGGCCTGCGCACCCGACGGGCGATACACCTTGGTCAGGTCATTCGGGTTGATCATCGGGCCGCCTTGGTAGCCGTAAGGCAGCGCAAGCGCCACACTCGCAACAACACCGCGGATCGAGGTGCCAGCGGTGCGGTTGGTCGTCACAATCTGCAGCCCGTTCGCATCACCAACACCAGTGACCTTTACAACGTCACCAACATAGCAGGGGAACGTGTCCGCCGCCGCGATTGCGTAAAGACGCATTTGCCCGTTCCAGAAATTGCCGTTCCGGTACATGACCGGGGCGAGACCTGCTGGGGCGTTGAGGTTTGCCATTTTTTAGGCGCTCCTTTGATAAGAGGATTTCAGATTGACGGTCTTGACATAGCGATTGCTTTGATCAGCGCCTTGACCACCTGAGGTCCGACCCTGACGCATTGCGTCTTCAACACCATCGACTCGTGCCTGGATAGCTGCCTGGTCTGCCTTGTACCACTCTTCACGGATTTTCATCGCGTAGGCGCGCAGAGGGTTTCCGCGATCGTCGCTTCCTACGACGACGCTAACGCGAGAGCCCATGTCGGTGGTTCCAGAAGCGGCAGGATCACCTGCCAAATCTCGGGGGTTGACGTGGACTTCCTCAGGGGAGATGAACTCATAGCCGCCTTGAAGGGCTGCTTGAATTCGTCCTGCCGTATCATTAAGCCAATGGCAGTGATATCCGGGGATCGCGGGCAGCAACAGCTTCAGTTGCGGCGCACTCATCGGGATGCGGCCAGAGGCTTGGGCCTTGACTCGGTCTTCCTGACCAATGGATGGGTTGGCGTCTTTTTCTTCGACGTTAGGGGCCGTCGTCAGACGCATGGCGCGAGCGCCGAAGTGGTTTTCTTGGGTCATGGTTTTAGCTCCAATCGTAGCGGGCAACGTAAGCAGCGCGCCATTCAGCATCAGTCTTGTAGGCCCGACCGGGGCCGACGAGTTTGGCACCTTGACGGTCGCAAGCAGCGCGAGCGTCGGGCGGAAGGTTGGAATAGCTCTTTGCGCCACTGGAACCGCGAGCCTGCGGGGCGCCAGTACGGTCAACCGGCTCACGAGGGGCG